CCATCTCTACCACCTGGTATCGCCATAACAAAACCATCTTCTAACATCATTTTTAGTACATTCTTTGTGTTTCTGTCTTCTGGGTCTACTGGTGAATCAATAATAATATCTAGATTCTCTTTACACTCTTCTGTAATAATTGGGTTTTTAAGATTAATAATTTTTTCGTTAATTTCAAATAATTTTTCTTTTTGTGATCCATCTGTTACACCATTTAATATATTATCCAATGTTTTTAATCTAGTTTTTCTCTCATTTTGTATTGATTCAATCTTATTGAATATTTCGTTCAATGTCAATTTTTTTTCTACTAACTCAGGAAAATACTTTAAAAGAGTTTTTTCTTTAACACCCTTCACTCCTTTAATGTTATCACTAGCATCACCAGTAATAATCTTTATAAGTGCAGAGTTTTCTTGATGATGTGTAAAATGGTCATTATAGTTGTTCTTAGAGACTATCTTTCTTTTGTTAATAAGATATAACGCAACCCTTTCATCAATCAACTGACACATATCCCTGTCGTTTGTGAGGATAACTATTTTCTCATCTTCTCTAATCTGATTACAATAATAAGCAATACAATCATCTGCCTCACAAACTTCATCCTCATATTGTCTAAGGAATAGTTCTTCAGCATATAACTTAACTCTTTCTTTTTGAATAAATAACTCTGGTTCTTTAGGTTCAGATTGGTTATAGAAGTCCTTATCTCTGTTCTGTTTATATTCTGGATAGATATCATATCTCAACCTACCACTGAATTGCCCATCCCAAAAGATAAAAACTCTATCAAACCTGTTTTCTGTAATAACCTTTCTTAAAAGTGAAAAGAACTGGAAAAGACCCCCAATATGTTCCCCATTATAATAAAGGTTAGATGCTCCATGATACGCTGTTTTAATTAGCGCATCACCATCAACCAATAATGTGTGTTTATATTTTTTCTTATTTTTTAGAGGTCTTCCCACTTCCCATAAATTAAATGGTTAAACAATAGAAATATTAATTATCAGAATAATCAACAGCCGATTCAATAACTCCTTCTTCTTCGATTCCAAAATCTACAGCTTCTGCAGTGGTTTCAAAAACATTTGCCCAATAATCTTTATATTCAGCTTTGTAGTTATCTATCGCCTTTTTCTCATCCTCGATAAATCCATGTGTTGTTGCTAGTAACTTACAATCAGCATACCCTAAACCATTCATATGATTTTTGTGGATACCAACTTTTGTTCTGATAGCAAAGTTTACCTTTCTACCTTTGTTGGTTGCCGATAGTTTAGATACCCCAGAACTTTTTTGATTCCCAAATAAGAATACTAAAGAACAAGATAAGTAAATAGATTGTCCTCCTTTTGGTTGTATTCTAGGTTGTGAGAAAGGATTATCTGGTAACTCAACCCAAGGTTGGTTAACAAATATCATCGTATTGGTGTAAGGGCTACTTTCTTTTCTAGAAGATGTAATCCTTTGTGCCATACCCATACCCCATTTTTCTGAAATAATTCTAGCAGTGTGTTGGTTTCCTCCTTTTCCGTTGAAGGACATTTCACAAGGAATTGTCCCAATAGAATCCCAAAGGAAAACTATATCGTGTGGAATCTCTCCATTCTTCTGCGCATTTAATACTTCTGTTACATAATCAAATGCTTGTTCTATATAATCAAAACCTAATTTGTATAATAAGAACCCATCCCAATAAGCTTCTACCTCACCTGTATCTTCATTTACTTCTTCAACATACTCTGCTTGTAACCCCATTGTCTTAGCATGTTCGAAACTCCATTTCTGTTCTGTAATGATAAAGACAGGTAATATACCTTTTTTCTGAGCATCTACCGCCGCCTGTATCATAGCAGTGGTTTTACCTGTATCTGAATGACCTAAAAACATATTGATTTGTCCCATAGCAGGACCTGGTATACCAGTCGCCTTCTGAAAGGCTTCTCCCAGATCAAAGTATTTTTGTTCTTTATACTTATCACTGGAAGAAAACTTTTTCCTTATAGACGAAAAATCAGTAGTTTTTTTCTTTAATGGTTGTTTTGCCATATCTCTTTAATTTTTTTTATTAGAAAGGTAATTCATCATCGTCATCCTCAGAATCCAATGCTACTGCTTCCACTTCTAATTTGTTTTCATCTTCTTCAGTTAAACCTTCCATCATATTGATTTCTTCCTCTAATGATGCAGTTTCTTTTTCTTCTTTGTCTTCTTCTGCAACAAACTTCTTTAATTCAGAATCCCAAACTGGTGTCTTTTGTTCTGCAACGATATTAACAAACTCAACAGGTTTAACAGAATAAACATCTCTCCATGTCTCTTCGTTTGTCATCCATTCTTTTGCCTCTGCAGACTTAGGATCAGTCAATACTGAAGGGTCTTCAGACATGATACTTGTTACAACACTCCAACCTTTGTCGTTCCTATTTGTTGTAATAGTAATATCTCTACCTTCTCTAGGATCCATAATATTCCCTCTTTTCTTTAGAATAGGAATTAATTTATCCATTACACCATCACCAGTGTATTTGTGCTTAAATCTCCAGAATTTAACTCCATGATCTTCGTTATCTCTGTCAATTCCCTTAACAACATAATACTTTCTTGCAGTATATGATGAAGCCATTGCTTTCGCTTTTTTACTACCATCTTCATATAAAGCTTCTCTTGCTTCACAGATTTTACAAGGTTCACCATCATTCAATTTTGTGCAGTGAATTTTTTCATACTTACCATTAACATTCATTTCATGATAATAAGTCTCAACAAAAGGAGACTTTGTAGGGTCTGTAGATGGTAAAATCCTAAAAGTCTTTTCTGCTGTTTTTTGACCTTGCCTTAACTTTTCAGTAAAATACTTTTTTAATCTTTCTTCATTAGAAATCTTTGGTTTGTTACCACCACCCTTCTCACTATTCTTCTCATACTGAGATAGAATTGCGTCTAACGGATTAATTTCATTTTTCGCCATTTAACTCTTTTTTTTTTAGTTTATAAAATAATTTAATTACTTAATAATAATAATCACGTTTTTAGTAAAAGTCAAACATACATAAAACAAAAAACGGACAATGATATATTATAATCAATGCCCGTTTAGGTGTCAATATTATGTATTATTTATCTTTCTGTTTTCGGATTAAAACTGCTTTTAATATCTGATTCGTTATAATCATCATCGATATCTTGTTGTGTTAAAGTATATTCTTTTTCTTCACCTTCTTCACCAGTTGCATCATAACCTTCTCTGTCTGCCCAAAAGTCAGTTAATTTTACACTATAAGGGAATGAATCCATAGATCTCATACTTAACTTTTCAGTTGGGTTTGGGTTTCTTTCAATAACCTCTTTTTCCAACTCATCCATTTTAGTGATGATTGCATCCATACCTGTAAGTTTTTGCTCCAATTCTGAAAACTTACCTAATAAGTCATCAATTTTAGATGATGCTTGTGAAGCTTCTTCTTTTGCCTCTTCAGTTTTGTCAACAATATCCGTAACATCAACTTCAACCTCTTCTTCACCACCCATTGGCTCTTCTTCCATTGCAGGTTCATCAGCAAATTCATCTTCCACTGGTAATTCACCACCAAAAGGATCTTCACCTAAATCCATATCATCACCACCTTCTTCAGCGGCAGGTTCTTCTACAGGTTCCTCAGTTGGTTCATCGATAGGTTCTTCAGTTGGCTCAACAACATCAGTCACTTCTTCTTCCTGCTCAGTAACATCTAATAACAAATCTTCAGTGTTACCTTCTGGATTATCACCTTCTTTTTCCATCTCATCGACAAAAAAGGTGTATTCTAAGATTCTATTGAATCTTTTTAATTCTTCGTTTAATAATTTTTTCTTACTCATTAGATTAAAAGTTCTCTTCCGTCATTGGTTTTAAAAACCTTATTTACTCTCTCAACAATCTCTTTACCATCGTTAATGATACATTCATCACCAACACATTCTTTTTTTGGGTTTTCGTCACCCAAAAATTCATCGATATTGTTTTCTAAACTTTTGTTTTTTTCTTTATTCATAACATTCGTTTTTTTATTAGTGTTATACTTATAAATATGTTATATTTCAGAAAAATCCCGTTTTATTTCGTTAATCACTAAACCCTCTGGTGATGTTATTATAATTTTA